ATGCAACTGACATTAGTTCGTCATGGGGAAGCTGCTCCGCCAGTAAATGGTAATGATATTAAACGTCCCCTTACTGCGCGTGGACATGCACAGGCCGAGCAAACGGCAACCTTTTTAAAAGATATTGTAAAACCAGATATTTTTGTTGTTAGTCCTTTGCTGCGTGCTCAGGAAACGTTGGCGCATATCCAGACCTATTTTAAAGATGTGCCAGTGCTGTTATGCGACAAAATTAAGCCTGACGATGATGCAAAAGAAGCGATTGAATGGCTATCTCAAATTCCTTATGAGTCGATTGTGGTTGTTTGCCATATGAATGTGGTAGGGCATATTGCAGAGTTACTTACTCATGAAAATTTCAATCCATTTGCACTTGCTGAAGCTAGAATTTATGATCAAGCTGTTATTGCAAATGGTTTATCAACACAAAAAAATAGTTTTATACCCACAATATAATTAAAAAGGTTATTTAGCCCACATGCTGTATATATTGTTGATAAAGTTGAGTTGAAAATTATTCTTATAATTTCTGACTTTTTAAATATCAATAATTTATATTGTTTTTGTGGGGTAAATTAACCTGTTTTAGTCACCTATATTTGCACCATATAGTGATTATTTTGACTATTTTTTTTATAAAATGAGTAAAATAAAAAATAATCTGCACCAAATCTGCACCAAGAATGAAATTACCTAAACCTATTAAGCGTGGGCAAACGTACCGTATTACTGTGACCTACGAAAACAAAAGATACTCATGCACCAGAGACACAGAAAAAGAATGTGAACAATGGGCAGCTATGAAACTGCTTGAGCTGAAATCTGGAAAAGTGCAAGAAGAAAAGGGGATAAAGACACCTTATCCTTTTAAGATGCTTTGCGAAAAATACTATGCAGAAAAGGGAATTAAATTAAGATCAAAGCATGTCATTAGAAATAAGTTAGACAATCTGGAACGTATCGTTGGTGAGTTGGCATCTAAATCAATATATGATTTCAAGCCGAGCGATATAGCTAGGTGGCGAAATAAAAGGGTACTTGAAGTAAAAAATGGAACCGTCTTATATGAGTTCTCTATTTTTTCCTCAATATTTACCTATGCTCAAAAAGAACTCTTTTTAATAGAATCTAATGTTTGGCAAAACGTAATTAAACCTGAAAAAGGGAAGAGCCGAAGCCAGCGTATTACTTTTGACGATCAAGAAAAAATTCTGCGGCAAGCCAAGTGGGATAAAAATAACCCTCCAAGATTCGTAAAGCATTATGTATGTTGGGCAATGTTATTTGCACTTGAAACAGCAATGAGACAAGGCGAAATTCTTGGTATGCGGAGAGAGGACATTAAGGACGGATTTGTCCACCTTCCTATGACGAAGAATGGTGATTCAAGGAATGTGCCATTGTCCAAAGAAGCAAAAAGACTTTTATCAATACTGCCGTCAAACACTGATATTTTACTGCCAGTTAAAGCTGAAACTTTTAAACGGACATGGATAAAAATTCGTGATGCTGCTGATCTGAAGCACATTAACTTTCATGACACACGACATGAAGCAATTACAAGAATGGTGAGGGAAAGGAAACTTCCAGTTGAGGTGCTTGCAAAAATAACAGGGCATAAGACTATTGGTATTTTAATTAACACTTACTACAACCCTAACGCCCAAGACCTTGTAGAAATGTTTAATAGTAGTGAGAGCTAGTTAGCTCTCTTTCTACCACGTTTGTTTGCATCTTTTTTAGTTAGTATTTGTCGTGCTCGCTCAGGGTCATACATATGTTTACCGCCCGTGCCTTGATTGATTGAGATAAGCTTTTCTCGGATGGTAGTAACACTCAAGTTATATACCTTAGCCAATTCAGCAGCACTTACTAACTCTTGTTTAACCTGCTCAAGCTTGGTGACAATAGCGCCACCAAGATTTTGACCAAGTAAAATCTGAGGAGGGGTATCACCCTCCAAAGTGATTGAAAACTGCATAATCCCCATTCACCCCTCCATTTCATTAAACTTCTTAACGATTGCTTTTTTGGCTTTCATCAAAAAGTACTCACGTTCATCTTCTTCAAAACACCCATCGCCTTGCGGCTCTTGAGAATACAAAATTGTCTCATCTCCACAATCAGGATAATCAACTCTAAATTCACCATGTCTTAAGCGGAGATATCCAATCTGTTGACCTTGAAAAACTGCAATATATTGTTCAGGGCTTTCATCACATGTTTTGATTAGTTCAACTTCATCAGTAGTCAATAACATTTCACCCTCCTTACTTTCCGCTTTCTTTATCTACTTCCAAACTGACTTTTGAGCCTGAAAAATCATTGTTATTGATAACGATCGGCTTGAAGTGAGTCAGAACAAAAAGCACCAGATAAGCTATTGAAACTGCATATACAAAACTATCGGTATATTTACCTGTTCGTACTAATGCAATTCCAAAAATAGTCATAACTAATAATAGAAAACTGTATTTTTCACTCATCCCCCAACTCCCTCAATCTTCATAAAAGTAATCCAATGTGTGTTACTGCGCTTTCCGCTAATGTGTCCAAACAATGGTTTTTGATCTGTCAGTTCTAAAAGTTCACTTACTTTGATCTGTGTTTCATTCCATTTGAAAATTAAAACACCGCCATTGGCCAACACTCGAAAGCACTCTGCAAAACCTTTACGAATATCTTCGCGCCAATCTTCTGACAACTTTCCATACTTGGCAGCTAACCAACTTTGTTTACCAGCCTTCACTAGGTGAGGAGGGTCAAACACAACCAGAGTAAATTGGCCATCCTTAAAAGGCATGTCGCGAAAGTCCATCATCACATCCGGATCAATCACTAAAGAGCGCCCATCACACAAGGTATGTTCTTCTTTTCGAATATCGCCATAGACTACATTTGGATTTTGACGATCAAACCACATCATGCGAGAGCCACAGCATGGATCTAAAATTTGTGCATTCATCCCCCAGCTCCCGATTCAATATCCAGCTTCATTGCACCTTCTTCAGGATATTCGGTCATCCAAAAGTAATAGCCTTTGCCACTGTGCCCATCTTCAAAAAATTTAATAGTTAGTTCAGTTTCAAGTTGATCTAAATCATTTTCACCATCTGGATTTACAAATTCGAGAAGGCTTTTTAATTGGTGACCATTAAGAGTTATGCTCATTGTTCTGCTCCCGATTCGCTTGCTTCAACCATTTTCTTCCAGATAAATTCATTGCGAGTGTTGCTACTCATCTCAAGAATTTCTTCGTCAAAATCCCAAGTAGCATCAATCATCTTAGGTGTTGGCAGCTTAGGCACAACAACGTGTGTCTCTGGCACCGCCTGATCATTATTAATCTGTGCATACAAATCTTGTCTTTCATCAAGCAATTCAGTGATTCGATCTTGAAGACGACCAATCTCAAAAGATTGTTGCACCGCCTGAGCTTTGGCTTTTTCTAGCTCTGCTCTAAGCCTGTCAATTTCACATGCCGCATGGTTACAAATAACACGTAATTCATCTTCGCTATATTCATCTGCATGCATCATCATTAAATGACTGATTTCGGTGCCAAATTGACTATCACCTGCAAATACCCAAACAGCACCATTGTCTTGCTCAAAGCTTAGATTGACTTCTCTTTCCTTATTCAAATCTGTCATGCTGCTCTCCGAACCTTTCTAGATAACTTTGTAATTGCGCCTTTGATATGACCTCGATCTATACGTACTTGCTTGCGCTTCTCAATAAGTTTTAATGCGGCATAACAGTGAGGGCATTCTTCTTCAGTAGCGTTTTGTGCTGCAAAATACTGTGTATGACCTATAATTTGTGGCTTCAACCATTCATTCATATGAGGCGCATGGCGATAACAACCATAAGGCTCTGCATCTAAATAGATTGTTCTAGGGCAGAGGGCTAGATGGTTCCCGATCTGGTCTGTTAGAGATTTATAGTTTTCATTTGCCTCATCTAAGCGAACTATTAAATCAAGTGCTTTTTCTGCGTCTGATTTCATGCTGCCACCTTCAATGTTTTAATTGCGTCATCTATAGCCTTGTTGAAGTTCCGAACATCTTGCTCTAGTGCTTCTATCGCCAAGTCTTCGGCATAGACACGAATAATGATGATCTGTAGTCCTTTTGGTAGACGTGGGTCATAGCTCACAAAGTCGCACCATTCACGACGAGTACAAGCCAACTGACTTGTGATTTGAGGGATGTGCTCATCTGGCACTTGCTTAGTCAGTAGGGTGTTCAAATGCGTTGTAGTGTCTGGACACTTAACTTCGATTTGCCCGTTATCACTTACAAGCCCATCCGGTGAAGCTCCGAACATTTCAATGAAAGGATGGTCAATTAAACCTGTTCCAACTACAAAGTTACCCGTCTCATTTTCATAAGCCGCGATTGCATAAGGCTCGTTATCGATACCCCATTGCATAGCTTGGTTTGTGAAGATTTCCTTCTGAACGCCAGTGAGGCGCTCAGCTAGAATTGTTAAACCTAATGCATTTAAAGCTTTGCCTTTATTAGGCTTTGCATTTAAATCCTTTACTCGACTTGCTGTGACTTTGCCACAGCGTTCCGAATGCCAATCTTCACTACGCTGGAGAATGTTCATAAGTTTCTCCTTGGCGCTGTAAAGCTTGATCAGCAAACTGAGCAATTTCTTTTAAGCTAATTGAATGCGTTTCCCACAAATGCTTTTTAAAGTTGCTTTTTGGAATGGCTACATAAGCAGCTTGCAGACGTTCAGTACCGTATTGAGCTTCTGACTTAAGTGTAGGTAAATGCTCATCTTCAAAGACTTGGTAGCCTTCTGGCACTTCACTTGTGACATCCTTAATAGGTTGTCCACTTTCAGCAATACGTTCCGCTTCATCTTGATCATGAATGCCCACAAAACCAAAAGCCAAACGAGCACATTGAATAGTTGCTTTATGACGCAAGAAGCGAGAAGGGTGGCTCTGCCATGGTCCTTCAACAACATATCCAGTTTTAGACTTGAATGGTGCGCGATAACACTCTGCTAAATACTCGCGAACAACAGTAGGGTGGTCACGGTCTTTACGGTAGATAATGCATTCAACCCATTCAGGTGCAGCAACTTTCGCGCCTTCCATCTGAACCATATTTTCTGAAAACTTAAATTCCATACCATTAAAATTAGAGTTTCCGTTAATGATTCGAGACCAGCCATCTACGCCAACAACTGGAATAATCCCTTTGTTTTTATCTGGGAAAGCGTAAATCTCTTTGGTCCATGGGTTCAGCTTGTATTGACCAGCAACAATCAAAAGAGAAGCCATTTGTGCATCAGTTGCAGGTGTTTCAGTACGGAAAGCTGTTTGAATCAGTGTTTCCTTTAACTCTTGTGGATTAACATTAACCAAGCCAAGAGTTTCAGCAACGTTTGCAATCTGTGTAGTAATAAGTGTTCCGTTTGCTGGCGCATTCATAATCTTCTCCTAATTCTTTTCCGCTATCTTTTTGAAGTGTTGGCACATATTTCTGACAATTTTAAACAACCACTTTTCTTCTCTTTGGGTTGTATGTCTTGATGTGGTAGTGAAGAGTTGAACCACATGTTCATGACATTCTTGGTTGTACCATTGCTCCAAAAAGTACTCTTCAATTGTCTTGAACCCGCAACTGCCGCGATAAGCAGTCCAAGCACAATCCCAACAACGGATAGTTACTTGAAATGCTTGTTCGCCATACCACACAACAAATACGTCAATTGGATCTACACCATTGTTTGCTGGAATGTGGTGTGCATGTACGCTTTTAACTTCCATCACACCACTCCTGCTTCTTCATCTGCCAATTCTTCGGCGTAGTACTCTAGCTGTTTGTTTAAGTCAGCCACTTGTGTTGATGTAAGTTGAAATAGAAGACCGATAGGAGTCTCTACATATTCAGTGCCAACCACTTCTACATGTGTGCGGTCATCTACAACGAGTTGGTCGTAAAACTGGTCTTTGCTTTCCTCTGGATTCATTAGAGAACCAACGACACGAACTTGCTTAACAACATCGGCAACAATCTTGCATTTCAAAGTTGCACAACCGCTTTCCAGTTCAAATGAAACAGTGTTGTCTTTAACTTCAAATTCACCAGACACTTGAAGCATTGGGAAAGAAGGGCATAGCAGCTCAGGCTTGTTAACTAACATATTCATTAGATAATCCCCCAATACATTGCTAAGAAGACATTCAGGAACAAATCAAAAGCTACAATTGCAATGAAGTTATCCATGAGAGGGCTCCTTGATTCCATAATCAGAGGTATCAATGTCACAACCACAGAAAGGGCAGTAATTCAACTCAACTGCATTCTTTGCTGACTTCTTCACGATGATTGCTACTCGAGTAAGTCTTTCACCTGACTTCATGCGAACTGATTTAAGAGCGCGTTCAAATCCGCCATAGTTGTTGTAGCAAACTGAATCCATAAACTGACAGGTATCAATGTTTCTGCCGTTTTCCTCAATTCTGCATTTCTCGCCCATCACTCCACCCCCTCAACCTGAACGCGGACATACATGTTCTGTTTTGCTTTGAGTTCGTTGGCGTATTGCTCGTCGGCACAGCCTTTTAGGAATGCAAATACAATGAAGGTGATAATCCAGAAAGCTATGAATGCTTTCGAGCCATCACGGAAGGCTTGGCTAAACTTGTACTTTTCAATTCTTTGATTCATACTTATCTCACTCTTTGAGTAAAAGTCCCTGTCCGTCGAAAGCTAGGGGCTTTTTTGTTGGTTGGTGAGATATAATTTAGTATTTACTAAATATTTAGTCAAGAACTTTAGTGAATTTATTTGGTGAAAAATTTCGTATACACTAAAAATAAGAAAACCCACACGGGGTGGGTTATTTGGAGGGTGAAAACGCTATGAAGAGAGAATGCTACTTGCAGGCATGATGCTTGCTATATTTCCCAAAATTTCAGCCTCGCGCTTAAAATGATCTTTGTTGACTCTATCCTCAAGAATAATCTGAAACTCAGCATCATTTTGAAGATTCTGCACATCAAACATTTTTCTGAGTAACTTTCCTGTTTTTTCTGCCTCAGGTTTTGCATAATCAATAAACTTAGAGCCACATTGGTAGTTAAAATCATAAGATGTGCCCGTATGGCCAATTACTTTTGGTTTTAAGATTAAGTTATCTTTTCCAAATTTATAGAGCAAAAAGGTTTCAATTTCAGAAAGGATTTCTTCCAGTTCTTGGTCAGTAGATGGTTTGGCTTCATAGGAAGTTAGTCTTCCAAGCACATTTAAATAATGACCTATAGCAAACTCCAAATCCTGAACACCAGCTTTACACCAGATGCGATGTTTTTCAAATCTAATTAAGCCATTTGTATGGGTGTTTCTCACCAATCGAGAAATAATATTTTCAGTTTTTTCAGGCTGAGGTAGGCAATCACTCATAGCATGAAAATTTAAGCTAAAGTCATTTAAAATAATTTTATTATTATTTTGCGAAATAAAATAACATGCCGGCTTTCCGGACGAAAAGGTCTGGGGCGTGGTTACACATAGATGCTCATCATCAGCATGATAGACATGAAAACCAAGCTTCTCGATTGAATCTTTTATACTTGAATTCATTAGAATAGCTCTCCTATAAAAGGTTCATATTTATTACCAAAACACTGCAAATTGGTCTGTCTTTCAAATTCTGAAAGCCACTGAAACCATGTCCAATTATCAGTATCTCTATCATAGCCTATCGTTTGTGTGGCCTTCAATAAATGAGATCCGTGTAAAGTTAAGCCTGGCTCCCTGTGGGTTGGGTGCTGAAGGTCAAATGGAAGCACTTCAATTTGAAGCACTATGTTTTCTACATTTAGATGACGTACTCGAAGGTCTAGGGAGTGTCGCATGAACCCCGGTGTCTTAATACTCCTAAAAACAACAGAGGCGCCAGGTATTGTCGCTCCCGTATCTAGCCTAAAGACTTGGTTTGCACGAAAATGGATGTAATCAGAGCCCGGCTCATGTGAAAAATCAATATCATCATAAACACATTTTGTTTCTTGAAGAATTTCAAGCATACGCTCTTTAGATATTGAATATTCTCTTCCCAT